AGGTCACACTGTCACAGACAGACAAAAGGAATTNGGTTGTTAACAATGTAGTAGGTCATCAGGATGGTCGAGTGGATGATGTGCNTGTTGATTTCAAGAGTGCATCNAGNTTTTCTTTTAAGAAATTCCAGAGCGGAAAGATTTTCCAAGACGATCCCTTTGGCTACATCTCTCAGCTATCTGCTTACGCTCAAGCTAATGATGTTAAGGAAGCAGGGTTTGTAGTCATAGATAAATCAACAGGAGAGATAACATATTGTCCAGTACACCACATGGATATGATAAATGCAGAATCTCGTATTGACGATCTTCGACAAGCTATTACTAATGGTCATCCTCCTGATCGTTGCTACGATGATGTTCCTGATGGTACTTCTGGCAATCGTAAGCTGGACACTGGCTGCGTTTATTGTTCTTATAAGTTCGATTGTTGGCACGATGCGAACAATGGTACAGGGCTAAGAGCTTTCCAGTATGCTACTAATGTTAAGTATCTTACTCAAGTAGACAGGACACCTAATGTCCCTGAACTATAGATTCAGATCAGGCGCAGAGAAAACTGCAGCAGAATACTTAGACAGTAAGGATGTAGGCTTTGACTTTGAGCCACACTATATCCCTTATATGTGGATTGAACACAAGAAGTATCTACCTGATTTTATTCTTGATGATACAGGTATTATTCTGGAAGTTAAAGGAAGATTCACCAGAGAAGACAGGAAGAAACACCTCTTTCTAAGAGAGAGTAATCCTGATGCAGATGTAAGGTTTGTCTTTACTAACTCTAAGAATAAAATATATAAAGGATCGAAGACTTCTTACGCTGATTGGTGTACCAAGAATGACTTTTTGTTTTGTGATTTGAAGGATGGTATCCCAGAAGAATGGTTATATGGTGAATATAAAAGAGAATAACAATGAATTTATTATTGAGATGGAACAGTTAATAGAAACAAGAAAGTCTGCACCAGAACAAGTTCTTTTCCTTACTGTCATTCTCCAAGCAATCTTAGATGCTACCAAGCCAGAAGAACAACGAGAGTCTTCTGAAGCTAGGATAGCAAGAGACAATGCTAAAGCGTGGTTTGCTGCTTCTGTTGGTGTTACTGCAGAAGACTTTGGAACTGTCTGTGATTTAGCTGGAATAGATATTAACTATGCTAAATCTTTTGCTTATAAAGTTATTGAGTCCAAGGAAATAGATTATGTAAGGAAGAGAATTAACACTGTCATATCTTTTAAGTAAAGGAACTAAGATGACGACACCTACTTATAAGTTTGATGAAGAATCTTATCTAGATGAGATGCATCAATACATTCAAGAAACCTACGCACAACATTACGCAAAAGGAAAACACCAAGCCTCAGAAATAATATTTGATAACGGTTATGCAGAAGGATTTCTTATGGGTAACGTACTAAAATATTGGAAGAGGTACGGAAAGAAAGGAGGAAGGAATAGACAGGACATATTAAAGATGCTACACTACACACTGCTTATGCTATACGCTCACGATCATATAATAGAAGGAGACTAGATTAAATGCCTACATTCCGATCTAACGAAAACCCTATGTTCAGGTCTAAATTCTCAGAAGATATTTTCAAACACAAGTATGCCCATCAAGGTTGTGAAACATGGGCCAGCCTTGCATCAACTCTAGTAGAGGATGTATGTGGTGTACAACTAACAAACGATGAACAGGATCAACTCAAAGAATATATAACCGATCTTAAATTTATTCCCGGTGGTCGATATCTTTATTATGCTGGAAGACAAAATAAATTCTTTAACAACTGCTATCTATTAAAGGCAGAGGAAGATACCAGAGAAGATTGGGCTAACCTTTCTTGGAAAGCAGAGTCGTGCCTGATGACAGGTGGTGGTATTGGCACAGACTATTCTGTATACAGAGAGGAAGGTAGAGTTCTTTCTGGTACTGGTGGTCTTGCTTCNGGTCCTATCCCTAAGATGCAGATGTTAAACGAAATTGGCCGCAGGGTTATGCAAGGGGGTAGCCGCAGGTCAGCTATCTATGCCAGCTTAAACTGGAAACATCCAGATATACCTAAGTTTCTATCCAGCAAGAACTGGTATGATATGAAGATAGGAAATACAGAGTACAGTCTAGGTCAGATAAAGGAACAGGACTTTAACTTTCCTGCACCACTCGACATGACTAATGTCAGTGTTAACTACGATACTGAATGGTTACTAAACTACTGGAACACAGGAGATGTAGGAGATGTCTTTCGGACTAATGTACAGCAGGCTTTATCCACAGCAGAGCCGGGATTTAGCTTCAACTTCTTTGACAAAGAAAATGAAACCCTTCGCAACGCTTGCACAGAAGTTACGTCATCTGACGATTCGGACGTTTGTAACCTTGGTAGCATTAACTTGGGTAGGATTGATAGTCTTAGCGAGTTCAAAGATATTGTACACTTGGCTACAAAGTTTCTTATCTGTGGTACTTTAAAAGCCAAGCTGCCTTACGATAAAGTTTATTCTGTAAGAGAAAAGAACAGGCGTCTTGGTCTTGGCTTGATGGGTATGCATGAATGGTTAATCAAGAAAGGTTCTAAGTATGAGGTGACAGAAGAACTTCATAAGTGGTTAGGAGTTTACGAAGGAGAAAGCAATAAGGTATCTAAAGAGACTGCAGATAAAATGAACATTAGCAAACCAGTAGCCAATAGAGCTATAGCGCCTACAGGAAGCATAGGTATCCTTGCTGGTACATCTACTGGTGTAGAGCCTATCTTCGCTGTTGCTTACAAGCGCAGGTATCTTAAAGGTGGTACACGTTGGCACTATCAGTACGTTGTAGACAGTGCAGCACAAGAACTGATTGATCTCTATGGTGCTGTTCCAGATAAGATTGAGTCTGCACTTGACTTAGCTGAAGACTACAAACGTCGCATGAAGTTTCAGGCAGACGTTCAAGACTATGTGGATATGTCCATATCTTCTACCATTAACCTGCCTTCATGGGGTAGCAAGCTTAACAATCCTGATACTGTAGATGACTTCGCTAATACTCTTGCGTCTTATGCTCACAGGCTAAGAGGCTTCACTGTTTATCCTGATTCTTGCAGAGGTGGTCAACCTCTAACGAGTGTACCTTATAAGGAAGCAGTGACTAAGTTAGGTGAAGAGTTTGAAGAAAGCCTAGAGACACACGACATCTGTGATATCACTGGTCACGGTGGAAGTTGTGGTGTGTAAATAAATGCTTGACATTACTTAATTAGTAGTGTATGATTCAGTCGTTAGTCGGAAGTGCGTTAGGCTGTGATAGGGGGCGGTTGGGGTGCTGCCCTCTATCTTTTATGGTGAAAGGAGATAATAAAAAAATAATGGATAATAATAATATCGCTCGTATGCCTACTGTCTATATTGGCTTTGATAAAAGAGAAGAACTTTATTATAATGTTTTAAAATATAGTATACAGAAATATGCCTCTGGTCCTGTCAATATTGTACCTTTAGTACAGGACAGTGTAAGACTTTCTGGTTTATATCGAAGAGGAAAAACTCTTAGCGATGGTAAGCATGTAGATATTTTTGATCAGAAACCATTCTCTACTGAGTTTAGCTTTTCCAGATTCCTTGTTCCTTTCCTTAACTTGCATCAAGGACATGCCATCTTTATGGACTGTGATATGTTTGTTAGATCAGANATCCTAGAAGTNTTTGATATCTTNAANACTACTGAAAAGGTTGTTAGTTGTGTGAAGCATGAGCATTATCCTGAAGCTAAAACAAAGATGGATGGTAAGGTACAACANGTATATCCAAGAAAGAACTGGTCTAGCTTTATGCTATGGAACTGTTCTCATCCTTGGCTAAAGACAGAACTAACTATATCAGATGTTAATATTAAATCAGGTACATGGTTACATGGATTTCATTGGTGTGACAGTGAAGATATAGGAAGTATAAATGAGGAATGGAACTGGCTTGATGACCATTCTTCTCCTGATATTGAACCTAAGTGTGTTCACTTTACTACTGGTGGTCCTCTATTCAGAGCATGGGAACCCAAGAGAAAGATAGATGAACAGTACGCTAAAGAATGGACAGAACTCTACGAGGAGATGACACAATAAAATGATAAGATTTGTAACTTCATTTAGTTCTTCTGGCTATATAAGCTATGCTAAGAACATGCTAGAATCTGTAGCTAAGTTTTGGAAAGATGATCTAAAACTTATAGCTTATTACCATGATTGTCCAGATGAATTGGTTGAACAGTTTCCTCAGTCAAAGGTAATTGAATACAGAAACCTTAATGATGTCGAAGACATGATCTCTTACAGAGAGAACATGAAGACACATGACGGTACAGAGGGTGGTCAAGTAGATTACAACTGGCGTATGGACGCTATCAAATGGTGCCATAAAGTTTATGCCATGACTGATCTATCCTTAGAGATAAGNGAGAAAGAAATAAAAAGGTGGTTGGTTAATCTGGTTAGANGCAGATACAGAAACAACCAAACCTTTAAGTGAAGAAAGGGTTACGTTTCTTTTCTGCCAGAGAAAGCAGAGCTAGTACATCTAGGAAGGAAGGATGTAGATTATAGTGAGACTTCTTTTGTAGCTTTTAATCTTGACTATCAATCACCTCATTATCTGTTGGCAGACCTGCGAGGGTGCTACGATATTGGTGAGGTTGTATCTTACAGAGAATGGCATGATGGTTTTATCTTTGAGCGTCTACTAAAGATTTACATAGCTCATGGTATGAAAGTACATAACCTTACTCCTGATGTTAAAGGTCTACCTGCCTTTGCTAATTCTCCTGTGTCTCNATACATGAAACACTTTAAAGGTAATCTAAAGAGTGAGCTATCTGATGATACGGTTNCTCCTGANATCCTACTTCCCCGNTATAGGCAGTTAGCAGAACTTGTTCGTACCTATGCTACCGATTGTATTGTAGAAGTAGGCACATGGAATGGTGGTCGTGCCATTGAAATGTCCTTGGCTGCTTTTGAAAAGAGTGACAAAGTAAAATATATAGGCTTTGATTTGTTTGAGGACGCGACAGAAGAACTAGATATAGTAGAGCTAAANTCCAAGGCACACAACAAAGCCAAGGCAGTAAGGAAGCGTCTGTCTGACTTCAAAAGAAAGATGAAAGAGCAAGGTAAGACATTCACCTTTAACCTATTTAAGGGTGACTCTAAAGTAACTCTAAAGAAAGCAGAGAAGAAATTAAAGAAGGCTTCGTTTGCTTTCATTGATGGTGGTCACAGTGAAGAAACTGTACGTTCAGACTACGAGAACCTAAAGCACATACCTTGTATTGTCTTCGATGATTTCTTTTCTAAGGATGAGAAAGGTAACATTCTGGATGATGAATATCTAGGAACTAACCGACTTGTTGAATCTCTCAAAGATAAAAGAATAACCGTGCTACCATCCCAAGACAGAGTTAAAGGTGGAGGAAGAACTCACCTTGCTGTTCTTCTTAACGATGATGACCTGCCTAAAATTCCTACTGACTTAACTAAGATGCCCATCATTGTACAGCCTAAAGATTCAGTACCTAAAGAATATATATGGGATAATATTAATAAGAATGCAGAGCTTATATCTAACTGGGAAATAGTTAAAACGTGTAACATTAATCAAGAACATGCCATCATTGTTTCTGGAGGACCATCAACTGACTTTGATGAAGTAAGGAGAGTACAAGAAGAAACAAATGGTAGAGTTATCTGTGTGAAGCATAGCTATCCTAAACTTTTAGAGGCTTGCATACAACCTTGGGCTTGTGTTATACTTGATCCTCGACCAGTAACGGGTACAAGTACTCACGGCATACTACGGTCATCTTTGTTTGATACTGTAGACGATAAAACAAAATTCTTTATTGCTTCCATGACTGATCCTAGTGTTACCAAACTACTTCAATCTAAAACAGATAACATCTATGGTTGGCACGCTTTCTCTCAGGCTGTAGCAAAGCAAGTCAAAGGTCAGGCAGGGGAAGGATTAGAGATAGATGCTAAATTAAATATAAGTGACAAAGCAGTATTTGTTAACGGAGGAACTTGTGCTGCTATGCGATCCATAGGCATGATGCATATCTATGGTTTCCGTAACTTTCATTTGTTTGGTTTTGATTGTAATGTAGACAGAGAAATCACAGAGGAAGAAAAGAAAGAGAAGGTTCAGGATGGTAAGCCTAAGTACATGGAAGTTGAAACTAATGGGGTTGCATTCTGGACTACTGGAGAACTCTTGGCTATGGCACAAGATTGTGAAAGACTATTCGATAATACTGAAGTAGAGATAAGTATTAATATTTATGGAGAGAACACATTAATCTCCGAAGTATACAAGTCATCCAAGCAAAATGAAAAAGTACATTACTTGGATTTAATCTTAGATAAAGCAGCATAAAGGAGTATTCTAAATGCTAGAAATGATTATGTCTAACAGTGAACTTATTATAACAACCGTGACAGGCATTGTTACTGTTGCTAGTCTATTGGTTGCAGGTACTAAAACTCCTGCACCCGATTCCGTTCTGGGTAAGATATATAAAGTGCTTGAGTTCTTGAGCTTGACAGTAGGGAAGGCAAAGGAAACAGGCAAGCCAAAGGAAACAGTCAAGGCAAAGGAAACAGTCAAGTAGATTACCTATAAGGCAGGGGCATTAATATATAGTGTCCCTGTCCTTACCCCTTTAAAGGAGAATGAAATGCTATCCCTCTTCTCATCTCTATTTGGATTCTTTACTAGAGTTCTTCCTTTGATCTTTGCTTATAAAGCTGGGAGTGATGCTGCCAGAAAGGCAGGTCTAGAAGATGCCCTAGATAAAGTTAATGAAAGGAATAAAATTGAAACCGAAATTAGTATGCTTTCTTCTGGTGATGTTATTAAGCGGTTGCGTAAGCGTTGGCGGCGGAACGTTTAAATGTAGTTGGACTAAGCCTATAAGTATATCAGATCAAGACCAGCTTAGTGAAGAAACAGCAAGACAGATACTGGTACACAATGTAGCATGGGAAAAGTTTTGCGGGTAGAACGATGGCGGAATTAAATTTAAAACAAGAAAAGTTCTGTCAAGCATACGTTATGTTGCGTAATGCTACAGAGTCTGCGAAGTCAGCAGGATACTCTACCGTATCTGCTCACACTCAAGGACACAGACTTGTTCAACGAGAAGACATCAAGGAAAGAATAGAAGAACTAGAAAAAGAATTAGAAACCAAGATAGATGTTATCTCTGAAATAGAAAACCAATATA